GTAAAAATTGATCCAACAGTAGTAAGCATTGCAGGAACTGGTGGAAGTTCTCAGTCAATATCATTAATTAATCCCAAAATATCATTAGCAAAAAATAATAATTTAGTATTTGATTTATCAGATTCATCCTTGTCAAGTTACAACTTTAGAATTTATAGAGATAATAACTTTAAAGATGAGTTTATTTCTACTGGTTCAACAGATTCATTTAGTGTATCTAGTGTTGGTACTATTGGTGTATCGGCAAATGCTTCATTAACAATAAATTACGATTCAACTTTACCAGAAAAATTATATTATAGTCTAGAAAAAACTGGATTTATAAGTACTGCTGATAAAGATGTAAAAAATTATTCAGAAATTTTATTTGTTGATAGTGTATATAATGGAAATCACAATATTGTTAGTGTTGGAACAACAACTTTTGATTTAATTCTCGATCGAGCACCAGAAAAACTATCATATATTCCAGATGAATGTGATGATTTAAATTATACGACATCATCTACAAATGCCACAGGTGGAATTGACAAATTAAAAATTATTTCTGGTGGATATGGATATAAAAAACTTCCAATTATTGAAGATGTTATTTCCACAAATGGTAAAGATGCTTATGTATTGGCAGAATCAGATTCTATTGGAAATACAAAACAGTTGAGAATTGTAAATGAAGAGTTTGAGTACTCTTTCGATTCAACTTTGCGTCCAACAGCGTTTGTGTCTCCAAATATTATCGTATCAAATTCTAACACTTTAGAATCAGTTTTTGTTGAAAATGGTGGTAGTGGTTATACACAATCGCCAGATGTTATTATTGTAAATACAAAAACTGGTGAGAAAATTAATAGTGGAATTTTAAATGCTCCCATAATAGGAGAATCTATACAATCCATAGAAATAGTAAATAATCCAAAAGGTTTACCAGAAAATTCTGTTAAAATTATTACTACTAATAACACCAATGGATTGAGTATTCAAAAAGTTGAATCTAGTTCGACAGGAATATTTACTTGTTTTATACCTGTCCCTCCATTAGGGTATAAAGTTTTCCCATTTGCTCCAGGAGATAAAGTTTTTGTTGAGGGAATAGAAAAGGTAAGCTCCGATGGAACTGGATTTAATTCTGAGGATTATGGTTACAATTTCTTTGTAGTTGACAGTTATATTGAAGCAACTCCATACGATAAAGTAGTATTTGACTTATCAAGTGCTGATAACAGTGGATTAACTACCAATACTGGTATTGCCAAAACAGCATTGGATGGATTTGGTTCTCTAATACATTTTGACAATTATCCTACTTTTGAGGTTAATCAAAAAAGATTGGACTTTATTATTGGTGAGAGATTAATTTCAGAGCAGGTAGAAAGAGATTTGTTTGTTTCTAATTATGATGGGACAACATTAAAAGTATCTGGAACTTATGAAGTATCAGTTGGTGAGATAGTAGTAGGAAAAGAATCCGGAACTATAGCGACAGTTGATCAGTTACAAATCAACAGAGGAACATTTGATGTTGGATACTCTATCCCCAAAAATATTGGATGGACTGATGAGATTGGAAAATTGAGTTCAGATAATCAAGTAACTCCAAACAATGACTATTACCAAAATCTTTCATATTCTATAAAGAGTAGTAAAGAATATAAAGAGGTAGAAAAATCGATTAAACCTCTTCTTCACACTAGTGGATTAAAAGATTTTGCTGATACTGGTATAACGTCAACTTCAGATGCATCAGATCTTGGTGGTATTGATCAAACTACAGTAGTGAGAGATTATATAGATGATCTTAGAGTAGATACGATTTATGACTTTGATTTTGTAAAGGACATTGATATTGATACTAATGGAAAATCTAAGTATCTAAAACTATTAAATACAAAATTAACCGATTATACTGAGAATATTGGAAATGATGTATTGGCAATAGATAATATTAGTAATCAATTCTCAAATTCTGATGATGAACCGACTACAACTTTAAATTTACTTAAATTGGATTCTTCATCCTCTTTCGAAAGTTTATTAGTTAGAGTTACAAGTCTTGATAAGAGTGAATCTCAATTCTCAGAAATAGTCATATTGAATGATGGAAATAATAGTTTTCTTGTAGAAAATGGTGGTGTTGTTAACAGAGATGGTGAGCAATATGGCGATTTTTCTATAGAAATAGATGAATTTAGTGATAGTTACTTAACATTTGTTCCAGAAGATTCTTATAATATAGATTATGATGTAAAAACTATAAGAAATACTTTTGAAGGTTCCGTATCGGGTATTGGTACAACTTCTATAGGATTTATTGATTTAGTAAGTTCTACTGGATCTGCAGTTTCTGGTGCAACTGAGAGTATAGTATCATTCAATAATTCTGAATTTGAATCTCTTTATGCAAACGTTCAGATTATTGATGAAGTTTCTAATGATATGAATTTTGTGGAATTGTATGTAACATCTGATGGTTCAAATACTTATATTTCAGAATACTACTTTGATAGTGAAAGTGAAACATCCAATTTATCAAACAACTTTATTGGTTCTTTTGGTGCTAATCTTTCTGGGGGAGTTTTATCATTAAATTATACTAATACATCTCCTAATAATAATACTTTTAGAGCAAAAGTTGTTGGATTTGGAACTACTGCTACAGGAATTGGCACTTATAGATTTAAGTTAGATAGACAACCACCTGGAAATGAAAGATCTGCCATTTATAAGTCAGATTTTAGTGTAGGTATTGGAACAACAACTATTGTTTCATTGGATAAGACACTATTCGATTCTGTAAAATCTCTTGTAGAAGTTAGTATTGGATCTACAAAATCTGTTCATCAAATTATGATGTTGCAGAATAATAGCAATATTTACTTACAACAATCACCCATATTGAGTGTTAGTGATACTGAAATATTTGATACTGCCATTGGTATGGGCACATTTGGTGGAAATAATTCTGGTTCAAATTTAGAAATTGTATTTTACCCAGATTCTGAATATTCTTCAGAAAACACAGTTATTTCTGCATTCAGCCAATGTTTCTATAATGATTTAGATACACAAAATATACCACCAACATTAAATTATGGAAATATAGAAGAATCTATCGACTTACAATTCTATAATGCACCCAATGGTGATAGAGTTAATAAAACTAATTTCCAATTAACATCAGAAGGTGTACCAATTTTTGTTAAAGTATTCGATCCAGAGGACACAAATACTTTAATTTCAACTACAGGAACATTTAATATTAAAAATCATTTCTTTAAAAATGGTGAAGAACTAATTTACACTCCAAAATCAACAATTGTTGGTATTGCATCTACTGCAATGATATACAATGATCCTGTTAGTGGAGTGACGGATACTCTACCATCCACAGTTTTTGCAGTTGTAACTAATAGAAATTATGACCAATTCCAAATATCGACAACAAAGAGTGGAACGGCAGTAACATTCACAAACTTTGGTGAAGGAAATGCTCACCAATTTGAAGTGCTTAAGAAGAATGAAAAGTCAATAATTGCAATTGATAACCTCATTCAACATCCTCTTATTTTTACAAATATATCTCATACTTTATCTGGTTCTATTGGTACTGAAACTACAATATTCAATTTAAGTGGAATATCCTCTATAAATTCATCAGATATACTAAAGATAGATGAAGAATATGTTAGAGTAAACAATGTTGGATTAGGAACCTCAAGCACTGGACCAATTACTAACACTGGATCATTTAATTTAGTCCAAACCGATAGGGGATTTGTAGGAACTTCTGCAACTTCTCACACATCATCAACACAGGTTAACATTTATAGAGGAGCATTTAATATTGTAGAAAATGAAATACATTTTGTAGATGCCCCAAGAGGAAATAGAACAATAGAAAAAACGAAAAATAATTTAGATTATGAAACTTCTCAATTTAACGGAAGAGTTTTCTTAAGATCCATTTATACTACAAATAAAATATATGATGATTTGTCGAATGAATTCAACGGAATAGGAAGAACATTTACATTGAAGGTTGGTGGTGCCGACACTACAGGCATTGGAACCATTGGTGGTAGTGGTATTGTTTTAATTAACGGAATTTTCCAACAACCAACAACTCCAAATAATCCTAATGGAAACTTCACCATATTAGAAGATACGAACGCTGGAATAAGCACTATTGTTTTTTCTGGAATTACCGTTCCCCAATCTGATCCTTTAGAGTACATTACTTCAGATAGTGATGTAAACCAAAATGAAACTCCAAGAGGTGGAATTATAGTTTCGCTAGGTTCTACCCCAGGTCTTGGTTTCGCACCACTTGTCGGGGCATCTGTTACCGCTGTAGTTGGTGCTGGAGGTTCCATTGCTGGAATTACTACAGAAATTCCTGGTGGATCTTATGGTTCTGGTTATAATGGATTAACTTCTATTGGAGTTACTGTTTATGATTCTACTCAGGATGCTGGTGGAGATCCTGCAAGTATCACTGCAGTTGTTGGTGCTGGAGGTTCACTTTCCTTCAGCATTGGTGCTGGTGGAACAGGATATAATAATCCACAAATATTTGTAGCACAACCAACTTATGAAAATCTTTCCGTTATTGGAGTTTCTAGACTTGGAGTTGGAGCGACAACCACAACTGGTATTGGATTATCCATTAGCCTAAAGGTTGGATCTGTAGATGCTACTGGAATTGGATCAACATATTTTGGAGTAACTGATTTTGATATCAGTAAGAGTGGTTATTCCTTCCAAAGAGGAGATGTATTTAAACCTGTTGGTTTAGTTACAGATTCTAGATTGGCATCCCCCATCAATGAATTTGAATTAACGGTTTTAGAAACATACTCTGATAAATTTGCTGCTTGGGAATTTGGTGAACTGGATTTTATCGATTCTATTTCAAGTTATCAAGATGGTGTAAGGAAAACATTCCCTCTATTTTACAATAACGAACTTATTAGTTTCGAAAAAGAATCCGATTCTAGAATTAATCTACAAAATTGTTTATTAATCTTTATAAACGGTGTTCTACAAGAACCTGGTGTAAATTATACATTTGGTGGGGGCACATCCTTCATATTTACTACTGCACCAAAACCAGAGGATAAGATATCAATTTATTTCTATAAGGGTTCTGCAGAAGACTTTAATATATTTACTGATATTAATGAAACTATAAAGAAAGGTGATGTTGTTCAGGTACTGAAGAGTAATGATTACCCAAATATTCTTTCTCAAAATAAGAGAACTGTTACTGACTTGTCATTCTCTGATAAATTTGAAACAACTTTATATTCTGGTCCTGGAATAACTGAAACATATAGACCACTAAGTTGGATAAAGCAGAAAACAGATAAAAATATAAATGGTGAAGTAGTTTCTAAGGCAAGAGACTCTATTGAATCTCAGGTGTTCCCTGTGGCAAATATAATTGGCGATTTATCAACTATAGACACTGAAGTTTTTGTTGACAGTTCAGAATTATTTGGTTATGAAGATCCAGATTTAAGTTCCTTTGATTGTTTAATAGTTGGTGGAATATCAACTGCTGCAATATCAACGACAACTGGTAATGAATCAATTGAACTTATAAAGAATTTTACAACAATTCAAGGAGAATCTGGTTCTGTTGTCGGAATTGCATCAACAACTACACCAAATCTTGCTATAGAGTTTACTTTAGATTCTTTAGTCGGTACTCAACTACAAGTTGGATATCCAATTTATATCTTTGATACTTTAGTTGGATCTGGTGTTACTTCCATTAATTCTTCAGACAGTGAAGTTGTTGGTATTGGAACTGAATATGTTGATAATATCTACTATGTCGAATCTTTAAATACTACAAGTGGTATTATAACTTGTCGTGTTCATTCTGGATCTGATATCTCTGGAATAAACACTACAGGAACATCTGATTATCCTGTTGGCAGATATTCATGGGGAAGATTGTCGAATACTTCTGGGTTACAAAGGTCATCCAATCCAATTTCCATAGGTGTGACAGGAAATATTGTATCTGGTCTTTCAACATATCCAATTATTCAAAGAAGAAATGTTGGACTAAGATTTACAGGCGCTCTTCCCAAACTCTTATAAATATCTAAAAACGTATGTCAATATGGCTGCCGTCGTAACAGATCAATTTAGAATACTGAATACAAATAATTTTATAGATTCGGTATTGGATGATAATAATTCATATTATGTTTTTTTGGGTCTACCAAATTCAAATGGGGTTGGATTTGGTAGAACTTCCGATTGGTCCACTTCTGATAGTGGACCACCAAGTCCAATAGACAATTCACAATATCTATCCCATTATAAAGACACTGGGATGTTTGGTAGGAGAATTACAAGCACCAATATTAGAAGAGTAATAAGAAAAGTACAGTGGACAACAAATACTGCCTATGATATGTATAGGCATGATTACAGTTATTCCAATCCAACTCCAAATTCTGGAACCAGTAGATTGTATGATTCAAATTATTATGTAATTAATAGTGACTTTAGAGTTTACATTTGTATTGATAATGGTTCTTCTGGAGATAACTTAAAAGGAGAAAGGTCAAAGTTTGAACCAACATCTACAATTCCACAACCTTTTACTGCAGGTTCTGATGGTTATGTTTGGAAATATTTGTTCTCAATTTCTCCAAGTGACGTAATTAAATTTGACTCTACGGAATATATTGTTCTTCCTAATGATTGGTCAACTTCTTCAAATACACAAATTCAAGAAATTAGAGAACAAGCTAATTCTGATATAGAAGAAAATCAAATTAAAAAAGTTTACATTGAAAATGGTGGAAGTGGTTATATAGGTGGAATATATGATATTTTAGGCGATGGTACTGGAGCAAAGGTCGAAATAAGTACCGATAGCAATGGAAAGATTACTTCTACAAATGTTACAGATGGTGGAAAGGGGTATACATATGGAATTGTTAATTTAAGAAGAAGTGGGACTATAGCAGATCCCGCAACTCTTATTCCAATTATTCCACCATCTAAAGGGCATGGATATGATGTCTACACAGAATTGGGTGCTGACAGAGTTTTAATTTATGCAAGATTTGATGATTCTACCAAAGATTTTCCAGTAGATACAAAATTTTCTCAAGTTGGAATACTCAAAAATCCAACACAATATTCCGGTTCAACTATTTTTACTGGGTCAAGTTATTCTTCTTTATATGCACTAAAATTAGATGCCTCTTATACAGGAACTCCCACAGTGGGAGAAAAAGTTACTCAGACACAATCTTCTACAGAAATTGCAAAAGGATGGGTAGCATCATATGATAGGGACACGAAAGTATTGAAATATTTTAAAGATAGATCCTTGTTTTTAACTGATGGGTTGAATCAAGAGGACAGATCTGATACTGGAGTTAATGCTAAAATTGTTGATTTTAATAATACTGATAGTATTACATTTACCACTGCTTCTCAAGCAACAGTATCTGCAGGATTTACAGGAAGTTCTGAGGGTGCAATAAATTTAGGAATGGAATTTAATGGTGGACTTGCAGAACCAGAGATAAATAAAAAGACGGGAGATATTATTTACATTGATAACAGACCCGAAGTAGAAAGAAATCTTAGGCAAAAAGAAGACGTTAAAATCATTCTGGAATTCTAAAAA